CAAAGAAATGGTTAGAGAATGGAATGGATCTTTTGTGCACGTATCAGAGTTTGAACCAAAGCAACCACAATTAGAACCAAAACCTATGAATGGTGATTCTATATCTTTACGAAACGTAAGGCCTGATAGAACAGAAACAGCAGTTCCTAATCTTTTACCTTCAAATGCTTTCACCATTACTAATGCATCAACAACAGTGTCAGTTAATGAGCCAAATCATGGTAGATCAACAAGTGATACTGTTAGATTTAGAGATGCCTCTAATATTGCAAATTTACCTGCAGCAACAATAAATGCATCTGGGGGGTATACAATTACTAAAGTTAATGATAATAATTATACCTTTAGTTCTGGAGTTACGGCTTCAGTAACATTAGAAGGAGGAGGTGACATAGCCTCAGCAGGGCCAGTTACAGTAACAGCATGATTAAAAAAATAAAAAAATTTATTTGCAATATATTTGGTATTAAACAATGTGCATGTCCAGAGGATGAACATATAGAATATTACACTAAAGTCCCAGAACCTGAAATTAAAGTTTATGAAGAACCAAAGTGGGAATGTGGAACACATAACAGATATAAAAAAAGTTGTTCTATCTGTAGAGAATTAGCGGGAGTTTCATAATGGCAGGATTAAGTTATAGTGGACTAGTTACACAAATTAGAAATTATACTGAAGTAGATTCTAATGTATTAACTACAGATATTTTAGAAAGCATAATTTTAAATGCACAATATAGAATTTTTAGAGATGTACCAATTGATGCTGATAAAAAACAACAAACAGGTAATTTGGTTGCAGGACAAGAAACAATTAATGCTCCAGCAGGTGCAGTTTTTATTAGAGCCATACAAGTGTACGATTCAACATCAGCCACAACCGGAGCAAACATATTTTTAGAAAAAAAAGATATTACGTATTTACAAGAATATGTTTCCTCTACAGAATCAGCTAAAAGAGGACAACCTAAATATTATGCTATGTTTGGTGGTGCTACAGGAGAATCTGATACTACATCTGGAAGAATGATGTTTGCCCCTGTTCCTGATACAACATACAAATTTAGAGTTCATTATAATGCAGCCCCTGCAACATTAGAGTCTGGTAATATTACTAATTATATTAGTCTTAATTTTCCAAATGGACTGCTATATTGTTGCTTATCAGAGGCATATGGATTTTTAAAAGGTCCGATAGACATGTTGACTTTATATGAAAATAAATATAAACAAGAGGTACAAAAGTTTGCTAATGAGCAAGTCGGTAGAAGACGAAGAGATGACTATACTGACGGAGCTATTAGAATACCAATAAATTCGGCAAACCCATAGGAGAAAAATTATGGCAATAACATCGGCAGTATGCACAAGTTTTAAACAAGAGCTTTTAGTTGGTACACACAACTTTACAGCAACTACAGGAAACACTTTTAAAATAGCTTTATTTACAAGTTCTGCAACTTTAGGTGCAGGCACAACAGCTTTCGCAACAACCAACGAAATTACAAACTCGTCTGGAACTGCGTACACGTCTGGAGGCGCAACTTTAACAAACATAACTCCAACAACAGATAGCACAACGGCAATTTGTGATTTTTCTGATGTAAGTTTTACAAACGCATCTTTTACAGCTAATGGTGCATTAATTTATAACTCATCACAATCAAACAAAGCAGTTGCAGCAATTGCTTTTGGTTCAGATAAAACTGTATCATCTGGTACTTTTACAATTCAATTTCCAACAGCTGACGCAACTAACGCAATCATAAGATTAGCATAAGGAGGTAAGTCCTTATGGCCAATTCTTGGAACGAATCAGGCACAACCTGGGGAACCGGTCGTTGGGGAACGACAGATGCTCTTACAAGTGGTTGGGGTGTTGATGCTTGGAATACTGGTGGTTCATGGGGCCAAGCTACTGATGAATTAGTAATATTAACTGGAGTATCCGCAACACTTTCTATCGGCACACCTATTGCTGCAGCTCAACAAGGTTGGGGTAGAGATGAATGGGGTGAAGAACCTTGGGGTGAAAGTTTTGATCCAGTTGTAAAACCAAGTGGAGTATCTGCAAGTTTATCTTTAGGAACTGTTTCTGTTTCTGCACAAATAGCAGCAGGTTGGGGACAAGATGGTTGGGGAGTTGAAAACTGGGGACAATCAGGATTAACTTTTGAAATAACAGCTCCTGATGCAATAAGTTCTTTTCTTGGAACTGGTAACGCTTGGAATAATGGTGCATGGGGACAACCACAAGCTTGGAATACTTTTGTTTTAACACCTGCTGATGTCGTAGGATTAACAGGACAATCTTCAACAGCTAGTGTTGGATCTCCAACTCCAATAATAGATTTTACTGGAACTTTATCTGGAGTATCAGCTACTGCTTCTGTAGGATCAATATCTCCTGCAGACGTTGTTGGTTTATCTGGAGTATCAGCTTCATTTTCTGTCGGATCAATATCTCCTGCAGACGTAGTTGGATTAACAGGTGTATCATCAACATCTAGTGTTGGAAGTGTTGTAGTAGCTCCAATAGAACTTATTAATGTAACAGGAGTTTCAGCTACATTATCTGTTGGATCAGTAACTGTTGCTGATATGGCTGTAGGATTAGCTGGTGTAACAGGCACGTTTTCTGTTGGATCAATAGCACCTGCACAAATGACTGTTGGATTAACAGGTCAATCTGCAACGGCTTCTGTAGCTGCATTTGGCACTGCTGCGGGCTTTGGAATACAAGCATATCAAAATATTGACACAGGTTCTAATTCAAGTTATAACAACGTTGCAACTGGCTCGAATACGAGTTATAGTGACGTAGCATAGGAGAAAAATTATATGGCTTCAACATACACACCTTTAGGGGTAGAGAAACAAGCAACCGGTGAAAACGCTGGAACTTGGGGAACTAAGACAAATACTAACTTAGAAATTATTGAGCAAATAGCTGGTGGTACTGTTTCACAAGCAGTATCTGATTCTGGTGACACAGATTTAAATGTTTCAGATGGATCAACTGGTGCAACTCTTGCACACAGAGTTATAGAATTTACAGGTTCATTAACAGCATCAAGAAACGTAACTATACCTTTAGATGTTCAACAAATGTATCTTTTAAAAAATGGAACTTCTGGATCTCAAAACGTGGTATTTAAATATGCTAGTGGTTCAGGAACAAGTGCAACTGTTGCAAATGGTAAAACTGTTATTGCTTATGCAAAAGCAGATGATGGTACAAATCCAAACATAGTTACTGTTGAGTTTGGTGGTGATGTTGTAGATGACACTTCTCCACAACTTGGTGGTGACTTAGATACTAACTCACACAATATTTTAATAGATGATGCTCATTTTATTGGAGATGAAAATGGTCTTGAACAAATTATATTTCAAACAACTGCTTCAGCAGTTAATGAATTAGAAGTTACAAATGCAGCAACAGGTAATCCGCCTATCCTTGGAGCAAGTGGAGAAACAAATGTTGATCTTCATTTAAAACCAAAAGGAACTGGAGAGCTTAGAATTGGAACAGGTGCAGCTGCAGCGACATTAACAACGAGTGGCGCACATGATCTTATTTTAGACACTAATTCTGGGACAAACTCAGGAACTATTACTATTACGGATGGTGCAAATGGTAATATAAACATAGCACCTAATGGCACTGGGCAAGTTCAAGCTGGTGGACAACAAATATCCACTGTAGGAAAAGCTATTGCAATGGCTTTCATTTTCGGATAAAAAACAAACAAGGAGAATAAATTATGTCAGCACCCAATCTAGCAAACATATCAACGATAACTGCAAAGTCTGTTCAAGCGGCATTGAGTACAACTTTGACAACTGAGATTCTTGCTAACGCTTCTTCTTCAGGAAAAGTATTTAAAATTAACAATATCATTATAGCTAATATTGATGGAACAAACGCAGCAGATGCTTCAGTGGCTATCACTAAGTCTGGTGGATCTCCTATCATGATCGCTTCTACAGTATCAGTACCTGCTGATGCAACTTTAGTTGTTGTTGACAAAAATACTGCTTTATACCTTGAAGAAGGCGATAACATAGAAGCAGGCGCAGGCGCAGCATCTGATTTGACTATTACTATTAATTACGAAGAATTAAGTTAATATTTACAACTTAATATAATTGTTGTAAGAGTAATGTATCATGGCTTTATATTTCGCAGAATTAGATTCAAGTAATACGGTAATAAGAGTTGTTACCGCTCCCGAAGATATTGTATCTTCCCCAAACGATCCAGCTGGCGAAACATGGTGTTCAAATAATATCCCTAACGATGCAGATATACCATTAGTTGATGGAGCTTACCCAGGAGTAGCCTGGAAGCAAACTTACAAAACTGCCTTTGATGCAGTCACTAGATGGAACTATGCCGGTATAGGGGGCACCTATGACCCAGCAAACGATGCTTTTATACCAGAACAAGTTTATGCATCTTATACGTTAAACGACGAATTTAAGTGGTCACCACCAGTAGCTTATCCAACAGTTGATGATTTAGGTAATACTTTACCTAGAGACGCTTTTTATCCAGAAAATTTAATTATTGATTGGAATGAAAATCTATCAAAGTGGATTGGACAAAGAATGGTAGATGATGTATTAGTAACTAAAGAATGGAATCCAGATTCTTCTACATGGAGCATTAAAGAATAAATATGACAACAGGTTTTTTAACATCAGGTTTTTCACTAGTAGGACAAATGAATTTACAAAACGACGGTAATGTTATCGGTCCAGATAATACTCCTGTTGTAAATGATAAAGTAACATCATTCACATCACCAGGAACTTTTTCTGGAGCAGACCCTAAAAATAGCGGTCAAACAGGAAAAGTAATTCTTGTTGGCGGCGGAGGAGGCGGTGGACGACAAGCAGGCGGCGGAGGAGCTGGCGGGCTTGTGGTTATAGATAGTGCCCCAATTGGATCAAGTTTTCCAGTAACTGTTGGCGGAGGCGGTAGCGGAGCCGGACAAGGTTCAAAAGGCTCAAACGGAAGTAATACATCTGCACCTATTGGCGGTACAACTTACACTGCACAAGGCGGCGGAGGAAGCGGAAGATCTACACCAAACTATACAGGACCATCAGGAACTTATAACGGACAATCTGGAGGATCCGGAGGCGGAGGCGGAAGAGGAAGCCATAACCCTCAAACTAATAACCCTGGAGGATCTGCTAATCAACCAGGTGTATCAAACCCTGGATCAAACGTAAATGTTGGTAACTCAGGAGGAACTGGAAACTCACCAGGAACACAAGATAATAGAATTGGCGGCGGTGGCGGAGGAGCTGCAGGAGCAGGTTCTCAATCTACAGCTGGAGAAGGTAACGTGGTGTTTCCAACTAAAGCATTGCCTCAATCACCAATTTTTTCACCTGGAGGAACTGGAAAAATTGCAGGTGGTGGTGGCGGATCTGCCAGCCTTGCAAACGGCGGTGGAGCACCTAATCAATATTTTACACCCCCAACAGGAACTGACGGAACTGGTGGCGGCGGAGGATCATGTTATAATGCTCCGAACCCAGGATCAGCAGGTGGTGATGGTGGAGTTCACGTCATAGAATCAGGAGCAGGACCCTCTGTTTCAAGTGGAAGATGGTCTTTAAAAGCTGTATATTCTGCAAGGATAGATGATAACTGGCCAAGTTAATAGGTTTTAAAATTGCAAAAGAAAGAAAATATAAATGTTACATACAGTAGTTGTCGATGATTTTTTTGATAACGTAGATGATATAATTAATTTATCTAAAGAATTAAAGTATCACACAGCGTCAAAAAATGAAAATTGGCCTGGTCTTAGAACAGACTCATTACATATTGCACACTATGATTTATTTAATAGTGTAATTAGAAAAATTTTAAATTATTTTTACTCTGATAATAAAATATATTATAGTGATTCTAAAGTTGTCTTTAGTAGATTGAAACATGGTGACCAAGGAAAAACAAGATTTCATGTAGATGATGATGCAAGAATAGCTGCAGTAATTTATTTAAGTGAGGGAGACATAGAAGGCGGAACTACAGTATTTGAAAATAATAATAAAAATAAAAAACAAATAATTGTTGGAAACACTTTTAATTCCATGATAGCTTATGATGGAAATAGACGTCATGGTTATACGTCGTTACTACCTTTTAATAGTAAAGAAAGATTAACTTTAAACGTATTTATAGGAAATATAGATGGTGCATGAAAATCAATTTTGGGTTTATGATAAAGTAATTCCAGAACATATTTGCGATCAAATAAAAAAATTAGGTTTAAGCAAAGAATTAGCAAAAGGTTTAACTTCTAATAAAACCCCTGAAGAGCATCAAGAAGATGGCCTTTCTGAATTATTAAAGTATAGAGACTCTGATTTAAATTGGTTAGATGAGAATTGGATATACAAAGAAATAGAACATGTTGTCCACCAAGCTAACAAAGATGCAAAATGGAATTATGATTGGGATAGAATGGAACAAGCTCAATTTACAAAATATGGAAAAGGTCAGTATTATAAATGGCATATGGATTCAACAAACAAACCTTTTGATAATCCAGAAGAACCATTTATATTTAAAAAAATAAGAAAGTTGTCATTATCTTTACTACTATCTCACCCAGATGAATATAAAGGAGGTGATTTTGAATTTGATTTTTCTAGTGTAGAGATGGGCACAATCAGACACCCCTTAAAAGAACTAGCTGGCAAAGGATCCATGGTTGTTTTTCCTAGTGATACTTTTCATAGAGTTACTCCTGTAACAGAAGGAACAAGGTACTCTTTAGTTATTTGGTGCGTTGGAGATCCTTTTAGGTGAAAAAAATATATTTTCTTTCCGGTTATTCTAGAGCAGGAAATACATTTTTATCTTCTATTTTAAATCAAAATAAAAATATAACAGTAACTCCAAACAGCTGTGTTGTTCAAATAATGTATAGTTTATTTGAATTGTATAAATCAACCTGGATTAAAAATGTTCCTGAAGTATCTGGTTTAAATAACGTAATAAATAATATTTTTAAAAATTATTATGAACACATAGACTCAGAGTTTATATTTGAAAGAGGTGGTTGGGGAACTCCTTATAATTTAAATATGTTAGAAAAATTAAATTATAAACCAAAGTTTCTTTTACTAGTAAGACCTTTGGTAGAAGTCTTAGCATCTTATGTAAAAGTACAAAAACCACATAATTCAGTTGATTTAGTATACGACTTAATGCACCCAGATACTGGTAAAATATATTGGGACTGGCAATCAACAAGCAACATAATTAAAACAAATCAAAATTATCTGTTGATAAAATATGATGATTTGGTAAATAATACAGAAGAGAAGATGAAAGAGATTTATAGTTATTTTGAAATACCAGAATTCAAACATCGATTTGAAAATATTGAACAATTTACATACAATGGTGTTCAATATAACGACACTGTCTTTGAAGCTGATTTACATAAAATTAAATCAGAAATAAAAAAAGATGTTTATGACGTTGAAGAATATTTACCAAAGGATATTATAAAAAGATATGAAGGATGGGACTACTTTTAAAGAAAGACATTATTGTATTATAAGAAATACTTTATCAGAAGAACTGTTAAGTTTTTTAACAGAATATTATGCAAATAAATCTGAAGTGTACAACACTAAAAGAAAGTATAATTATGTTAATAGATATAACATAGATGAGGGGTCTGTTAATGATCCTCAAGCAATTGGATCTTACTCAATATATGGAGACATACCTACTGATATGATTTTAGTAAAATTAAAACCTTTAATAGAACAAAGCACAGGATTAAAATTAAATGAACAATACTCTTACCTTAGAGTTTATAAAAACGGATCTGTTTTAGAAAAGCACAAAGACAGAGAATCTTGTGAGATCTCTGCTACTTTAAATATAGGTTGCGATAAGATATGGCCTATATATTTAGAAGTTGAAAATAAAACTATAGAAGTTAAATTAGGTGTTGGTGACATGCTACTTTACAAAGGAGCAATGTTAAAACATTGGAGAGAAAAGTTTGAAGGTGAAGCATGCATACAAACATTTCTACATTACAACAATATAAACACTAGGTCAGTAAAATACGATCATAGACCACACTTAGGATTACCGTCTTGGTTTAAAGGTAAGTAGTGAAAAGTTTTATTTTTATAAAGAAAAATGCTGTAAGCCAACAAAAATGTAAAAACATTATTGATATTTTAAATACCGTAAAATTAAATCCAGGTAATTCTGAAAGAATAAAAAATTTTTACAGTGGCATGCCAGTAGATGTCTATCAATCCGAGTGGAAAGATGATCTTTTTAACTGCATAATAGAATATAAAAAACAACATAAATTTTTAGATAGTGAAAATCTTTGTCAGTGGCAAGTTCAAGAAACTTGTAATTATCAAAAATATAAACCTGGACAACATTATTCTGCAGAGCATTCTGAACATGGTGGTAAAAAGTATGACAATAGACGAATGATCGCTTGGACTATATATTGTAATACAGTTAATAAAGGGGGAGAAACTTATTTCCCACAACAAGACACCAGCGTATATCCAGAACAAGGAACATTAGCTATTTGGCCTGCAGCATGGACACATAGTCATTATGGAAAACCGGCTCCAGAAGAATATAAATACATAGTTACAGGATGGGCAAATTATGTCCAACTGTAGTATATACGATAATTTTTTAGAACCTCATTTACTAGACTATTGTCAAAAGTATTTTCGTAATGACACACCTTTTAAGTTTCAACGAAGTGATAAAAGTAATGAAAACTTTTTCTTAATGGGCACGCCACCACATGATTGTTTAATTGATTTTATATTTTTTAAAATTAAAATAGTATCTCAAAAAAACTTGGAGATGACTAGGTTCTATACAAACTTACAATTTTCTAATATGGTCAGTGATCTTCACATTGATGACGGCCAGACTACCTGTTTGTTAATGATTGCAGGAGAAGGAGACTTTGAACTTGGTGAACAAGTAATACCTTTTAAAGAAAACAGATTAATTTTATTTGACTCAAAAATACCGCACAGAGGACGTTCTCCTAAAAAAGGTTATAGAATAACTTTAGCATATAAAACAAATGAAATACCTAATTGAAGACGAGGACTTTTTAACAGATAAAGAGAAAGAATTTTTAAACAAAGAATTTCAAAACATACCTTTTTTCTACACTAAAAGAATAGGTATATACAGAAGAGACGCACCGGTTCTTTGTCATAGTTTAGTTCTTAGATATGATGATCCAAATGTAGATAATACAAAAGATAGAAATGTATCTCCTTATACAGATTTCTTTTTACAGATACTAATAAGGTTTACAAAAAAATATAGCATACCTTTTAATAAAATATTAAGAGGCTCAATAAACATGACTACAAAAGTTAAGTGGGATAAAACAATAGTTCACGTGGATCATACATCTGAATATAAACACAGTGTTTTTATGTTGTACTTAGGTGATGAAGTTCACGGTAATTTAAATGTTTATGAAGATGACAAAGAAACCATGATTAAAACAATCGAACCTAAAAATTTTAAGATTGTTTGTTTTGGAGATAATGTTCCTCATCAGTTTGAATATCCTAAAAATGGTTTAAGAAGGGCAGTGGTATTTACTTTTGATTAAAGAACTTTCTAAATATATTTATTTGTACAAAAATAAAAAAGTATTAAAACATATTGATCCATTACTAAATTTAATTAACCTAGAATACGGACAATCAATAAATACAGAAAGTGAAAAAATATCACACACAGATTGGAACAATCAACACGACAATAGAGAGTATGTTAAATATTTTTTTAATAATGTTTTTGAAGATTTTGCTAAAGAGTTTATAAAACACACAAATCAAAAAGGTGCAGAACTAGATAGCATATGGTTTCAACATTATTGTAAAGGCGACTATCATAATTTACATACTCACCCTAAATCTAACTTTTCAAATGTATTTTATTTAAAAGCTAATAAAAATCAAACTACTCATATTACAGATTGTCCACCTAATAGAAAATTTATATTTGAAGTAGAGGCAGGAGACATATTAATCTTTCCTGCTTTTCTACCTCATCAAAGTTTACCAAACAAAGAAGAAGATAAGATTGTTATTTCTTTTCACCTTAATTTAATAGGACACTGATGAAAGTATACAAAGATTTTATAAACGAAAAAGAAATAAAAGATCTATGCCATTGGATCGATAACAATAAAAAACATTTTGTTGATGCAAACATGGGGGGTAATAGAGTCACGTCTAGGTTTGTTGATATTATGCAGTATCCTCAAATAGCTTACACAATAAAGGATAGAATAGAAAATAAATTAAACATTAAAAACTTTAATTATATGGCAGCTAGTTGTGCCTATCCAGGAGACCATTGTTATTTACATAAAGATCAAAACAAACAAAACTACAACACCTTTCACTGTAATTTATTTTTGTCAGATGTAGAGGGAGGGCAGGCATATGTTCAAAAAACTCCCACAGAAGAGAACATCATACCGTTTACAAAAGGCAGTATGATGTGTTATTATGTTTCTAAAGTATATCATGGTAGTAAGGTATTAAAGAAAGGTGAAAGAAAAATGTGGGTATACAGTTTTTCAATAAAAAATGAGTGAGATTAAATCAATATTTCCTGTTCCAATTTATAGAACAAACGTTAAAGAGATTATATCTAAAGAAGATTTAGATTACATAAAAAATCAAAAACAAGTTTCATATAAAAACGAAGGTAATTTTACTTCAAAAGATACTTATATATTTAAAGACAGTCGATATAATAAAATAGAAAATAAAATGATGGAACACATAAACCAGTATTTTAAAGAAGTCGTAGATACTTCAGATAAAGTAATACCCTACATTACACAGTCGTGGTTAAATTTTACAAAAGAAACTGAATTTCATCACCATCACTCTCACAGCAACTCTTTCGTATCGGGAGTTTTATATATCAGTGCAGACAAAGAACAAGACTTAATAACTTTTCATAAATCAAATACCGATCAAATTGAATTAAAACCTAGAAATTATAATTTATATAATTCTCGTTCTTGGAGATTTCCTGTTGAAACTGGAGATTTATTTTTGTTTCCAGCAACCTTACAACATTCTGTGCCAAAAAAAGAAGGTAATAATTTAAGAATTAGTCTTGCATTTAATGTTTTTATAAAAGGTTCTTTAGGTCGAGAAAAGGATTTAAATGAATTACTTTTATAATAATTTTTTAACACCTGTAGAGATAGACGAGATACACGATGCTATTTTTAATATAAATTTTCCTTGGCATTATGCACATGAAAATACTGTTTCTTTATTTGATCTTAACAAAGAACAAAAAAACTTTTCTAACATTTTAGACTATTATCAAATATGTCATGTTTTCTATAGTGAGTATTCTAAATACTCTCACATACCAAATGGAATAATAAATAAACTTAATCTACCA